ATCCTAGTAACAGCAGTTCATAGCTAGTATCAGTGATGTCCCTTAAAGACATGCCAGGGAGAGTAAATATTCTGCCCAGCGAGCCCATGATGTCAGGAGCTTTGGCTGAACCAGGTGGTACATCGGAGTCTAGCTGGGTTGTCCATACGGGCAATGATGAGGTTGAGTCCCAGCTCCCTGCTGTAGGTTCTGACCTGGTTGAAAACCAAGGGCCCGATGATGACCCCTTCTCCAAAAAGACCAATGTCGCTTGGGCTAACCCCGGATGCTTAGCAGACAAGATACGGGCTGCGCTGTCCAAGGAAAGTGTGGAGTCTCAGACTAAAGAACAAGGGGATGATCTTTTTGAAGCTGAAGACCAGGCTGTTCCTACAACCTCTCTGCCAATGGACCCGGTTACAGCTGCTTACATGGATGTGGTCAAGGACATATCTGACAAGACAGAGCAAGCCAAAGTAGATGAGGAAAGTGGGCTGGTCAAGGTGTCCAAGTCAAAGGGCTACACCCCTAAGAAACACAGACGTGACCTTGTGCCTAATGCATCTCTCCCATTTGTCTCACTGGGTGAGATGGCCTCAGAGGGAGAGCGCAATGACATTGAGCCCGACATGTCTATCAAGGAGGATAGTGCGTCATCAGTGGCCACCATGGGGGTCATGATGCAAAACTTGACAAGTGCCTTCAATTCCCATGTTCGAGAGACAGACAAAGCCATAAAGGAGATAAGCACACGCCTTGGGATGCTAGAGCAGTCTACTAAATCCACAGCCCCCACCCATAGGAAGGTTTATTCCGGTGGATCCTCAGACCGGTTTCCTGTCATCCCGACTGTTATAGCAGCAAAGCTAGATCCTTCTACAACCTTGCCAGTTGTCGACACAGATTTCATCAAGCGAGTCCCTTATACTGAGGTCAAACGAGCTCAGTACGGCAGCCTTGTTAAGCACTTGGGCAGTGAACTTACGGCGCGGCTTCCTCTACCCCTTCCACAAGGTGACTGGAATCCATCAGGGCTGTGTGCAGCCATAGCCCTTGCTAGGACCTAGATTCTGGCGCCACAACAAGGGGTGAAGTATGAGGACTTGTGTTAGCTATGAGGAATGATTGTTATAAAAAACCGAGCGTATAATCACCTAAATCATAGTTGTACTAGCTGAGACTAAAGGATGGAGATGATTCACGACGATAAAGACCTTCTGTGTGGTGAGTGTGGCAATTTCTATGACCCAGCCTTTACCTACAACAACCATGGGGCTACGCATCTCTGCATCCCACCATACTCAACACCTACCAACATATACGAGCAGATCCTGATCCCAGTACTTGAGGTTTGTGACAACCTTATCAATAATCGGTCTTGGCCTGACCTGCCCTTGGCAACTGACACTTACATATCCTCACTTATACTTTTCCAGCCCGGAACACCACACTACGGGAATGTGTTCCGGTTTCTGCTATCTGGAAAGCTGCCACAGGTTGTGGTATCTGCCCTC